GGGTATTTACGCATGAAATACATCATCGCCCGTCTGCGCGAGCCGTCAACGCGCCTCGCTATTGCCGGAATCCTGGGCGTCGTCGCGCCGATGGTCCCGGCCTACACCGTCATGATACAGGCCGCTGCAACGCTGATCGCTGGCCATGTGGCTGTGACGCCGGACCCTGCGAAATGACGATTGCCCTGCTGTTGTGGGCCGCCCTGTCGCTAATGATCCTCGGTCTCGGTGCCGTGGCCAGCGCCATGCAGGGATACCCCGTCCGGCAGTGCATTTGCGACAGTATTTTGCTCGCACTGGTCTGGCCGACCCTGCTGATTGCATGGATGTGGCGTGGTGCGCGGGGTGAGGCATGAGGGTTAATGATCTGGGCGGTGCACTCGACGAGGCGGCACGCGCATCTGTAGCGCCTGCACTGGCGTTTGTGACTGCGTTTCTGCGTGCCTGGTATCGGGGTCGTCGCTGGAAGTCCCGATTGCTGGAAGGCTCGCTGCTGGCACTCGCAACTGTCGGTGTCGTGCCTGTGCTGCGTTATTTGGGACTGCCGCCAGACATGGCCATTGCATTTGCGGTCGCTGCTGGCTATGTCGGCGTCGATACGCTGGCAGAATGGCTGCGGCAATGGAGACTGAAACAGGCGGGGCGCTGATGGCTCGCCCTACGCTGTACCAAAGCACGTTTCCAGACCGCGCCAAAAAGCTTTGCCGCCTTGGTCTGACAAATCAGGAATTGGCTGTGGCGTTTGGTGTTGCTACAGCGACAATAAGCAAGTGGATGACTGATTACCCGGAGTTTTCGGACGCCATAAAAGAAGGCCGCGATCAGTCTGATGCTGTTGTTGCTGACCGGCTCTACAATCGAGCCATCGGCTATGAGCACAAGGCGGTCAAGATTTTCAACAACAATGGCACGCCGCTCATTGTTGAATACATCGAGCATTACCCGCCCGATCCTGTAGCCGCTATTTTCTGGCTGTGCAACCGTCGGCCTGACAAATGGAAACGCAACCAGACCGCAGATGCTGGAACTAATGACGTGCCGAAGCCGGTGAAGGTCACGGTCAAAACGGTCAACGCGGCGAAAAATGAACCCGACACTTAACGTTCCGCAGGCTAATTTCCTGGCCATGCCGCACAAGTTTAGAGCGTTCGTTGCCGGGTTTGGGTCTGGCAAAACATGGGTAGGATGCGCCGGGTTGTGCCGCCATGCGTGGGAACATCCTCGCATCACGGCCGGATATTTCGCGCCGACATACCCGCAAATCAGGGACATTTTCTACCCAACGATTGAGGAAGCCGCCCACGACTGGGGGTTGTCCTGCAAGATTGCCGAGACAAACAAGGAAGTGGCGCTGTATTCCGGCCGTCAGTATCGCGGCACCATCATCTGTCGGTCGATGGATAAGCCGGGGTCAATTGTTGGATTCAAAATCGGCCATGCCCTGGTTGATGAGTTGGACGTGATGGCGCGCGAGAAGGCGCAACACGCATGGCGGAAAATCATTGCCCGAATGCGTTATAAAGAGTCCGGCCTGCGCAATGGCGTGGATGTCACGACAACGCCGGAAGGGTTCAAATTCGTTCACGAGCAGTTTGTTAGGGCGGTACGTGACAAACCGGCGCTGTCATCCAGTTACGGACTGATTCACGCCTCAACATACGACAACGCGAAAAACCTGCCTGACGACTACATTCCGTCGCTGCTGGATACCTACCCGGAGAACCTGATTCGGGCGTACCTGCGCGGCCAGTTCGTTAACCTGGTGTCAGGCACGATATATCACCAGTTCGACCGCGTGAAAAACAACAGCACGGACACGGCGACCGACACGGAAACCCTGTTCATCGGCATGGATTTCAACGTCGGCAAAATGTCAGGAGTTGTGCACGTCAAGCGCGACGGGATGCCGGTGGCTGTTGATGAGATCGCCAATGCCTACGACACGCCCGACATTATCCGCATCATCAAGGAGCGATTCTGGCGGCACGACGGCGACCGCTACATTAAGACGCGCGAAATACGCATTTACCCGGACGCATCCGGCGACAGCAGAAAATCGGTGCGCGCCAGCGAAACGGATCTTCAACTGCTTCGTGATGCCGGATTCACGGTAGTCGCCCGCAGTGCAAACCCGCCGGTGAAAGACCGCATCAACGCAATGAACGCGATGTTTTGCAATGCATCGGGCCTGAGGCGTTATCAGGTCAATGTGATACGCTGCCCGTCATACGCCGAATGTCTGGAGCAACAGGTGTGGGCGACAAATGGCGAGCCGGACAAATCTGGCGGCAAAGACCACATGAACGACGCCGCCGGATATTTCATTTTCTACGATTACCCGCTGGTTAAACCGGCGTACAGCATAAAAATGGGAGTGGCCTTCTAAATGGCTGACGTGACATTTCAACACGACGAATACCGCGAAAACGTGTGCGCGTGGGAAATGGTCGAGGATGCCGTTTCCGGTCAGGATGAGGTCAAGGAGGCGGGTGAAAAATATCTGCCCATGCCGAACCCGAAGGACCGCAGCACGGAAAACCATGCCCGTTATGAGCAGTACAAGGCCCGCGCCGTTTACTACAACATCACGCGCCGGACGCTGCAGGGGCTGATTGGAGCGTCATTCTCCAAAGCGCCCACCACCAACCTCGCGGCATCCATTGCATACGCACTCGACGACATCGACGGGCGCGGAATCAGTGTTTTTCAACAAGCGCAGGCCGTGCTGTCCGATGTGCTGCAAAAGGGTCGCGCCTGCCTGCTGGTGGATTACCCGCGCACGACAGCGCCAGCCAGCGTTGCCGACATGCAGTCCGGCGCGATCCGGGCAACCACGGTTTTCTACGAAGCCGAGGATGTTGTTAATTGGCGCATGGATAAGATCGGGGCCAAGCACGTTTTGTCGCTGGTCGTCATCAAAGAGGACGCCGAGCAGGTCACTGACGATGGATTCGGCATCAAGTGCGTCGGACAGTATCGCGTCCTGCGGCTGATTGGCGGCGTCTATGCTGTCGAAACCTACCGCCAGAACGACAAAAAAGATTGGGTGTTGTTTGACGGCCCGAACTACCCGACAGACTCGACCGGCCGCACATGGTCTGAAATCCCGTTTACGTTCGTCGGCAGCCTGAGCAACAGTGATGAGGTTGACCCGTCGCCGTTGTTTGACCTGGCTGTGCTGAATCTGGCGCACTACCGCAACAGCGCGGACTATGAAGATTCGGTGTTCATGGTGGGTCAGCCGCAAGCGTGGATTTCTGGCCTCAGCGAGGAGTGGCGAGACTGGCTGCAGAAGGAAGGCATCTACGTCGGCGCTCGGTCTGCAATCCTGCTGCCGGAAAATGGCGCGTTCGGATTCGCCCAGGCACAGCCCAACACGCTGGCAAAAGAAGCGATGGACGCCAAGGAACACCAGATGCGGGCCATCGGTGCGCGACTCATTGAGCCAGGCAGTGCTGTGAAGACGGCAACGCAGGCGCAGGCCGAGAACGAGCAGGATCATTCCGTGCTGTCGCTGGCGGCTGGCAATGTGTCCGAGGCATACACAAAATGCCTGCTCTGGATGACGCAGTTCATGGGAACGCCGACAAAATCCGAGTTTGCCCTGCATGTCGATCCGCAGAAATTCAGTGTTGATGGCGTGATGTTGGGTGCGCTGGTTGCGGCAAATCAGGCTGGCAAGCTGCCGGATTCTGATCTGTTCCGCATCATGCGCAAACTCGACGTGATAGACCCGGAAAAAACCGACGCCGCCATCGCTGAGGAGCTGACAACCACGTCCGGTCCTGCATTGCCGTTCGGTGCGTAATGGCCGGGATCGTCTCCGATCAGCTCATCAACATCTCGGGCCGTCACCAGGTGATGTTGGAGCGGCTGAAATCCTCGACCGCAAAACAATTTCTCGATTTCCTGCAGCAGGCCGAGCGCATGTTGCAGATGAACATCATTGCGTTTGACGTCACGAAATATGAACAGGCCCGCGTTGGTCGCCTGCTGGACAGCATCGAGCGCGATCTGCGCGGCGTGCTGGGCCAGTACACCACGCAACTGACCGGCGACCTGATCGACACAGCGGTTTATGAGGCCCAGTTCCAGGCGCGCTCATTCAAGGTGCTTCCGCTGAGCAATTTCGAGCCGGCTATTCCCACGGTCGAGCAGATCACGGCGGCCGTCATGTCTGCCCCGCTGGCAGTGCATGGATACGGGCAGGGAAAATTGCTGGAGCCGCTGTTGCAGGGCTGGACAGATGCGCAAATCGAAATGGTTTCCGGTGTAATTCGGCAGGGCTACTACCAAGGCACTGCAACACCCGAAATCATCCGGCAACTACGCGGAACCGCCAAGTCCCGCTACAAAGACGGAACGATGGAGCAGATGCGCCGGTCTGACGAAGTGCTGGTGCGGACTGCTGTGCAGCACTGCGCAGGCGTCGCCCGCGAGGCGTTCTACAGCGCCAACACTGATATCATTGTCGGCGTGCAATGGGTCTCTACGCTCGATAGCCGAACATCCGTGCAGTGCCAGGCGCTCGATGGCAAACAGTTCCCGGTCAACTCCGGCCCGCGTCCGCCCATTCATCCGGGATGCCGCTCCAGCACGATTCCGCTACTCGACGAGTCGTTTTCCATGCTCGACAAGGGCGCAACACGCGCCAGCAAGGGCGACAACGGCGGCGAGCAGGTAGCGGCAAAACAGACGTATTACGACTGGCTCAAAAATCAGTCTCCCGATTTTCAGGATGTAGCGCTTGGCAAAGAGCGCGGTCAACTGTTCCGCGAAGGCGGTCTGTCGGCCAAGCGGTTTGCCGAACTGCAACTCGGCACCAACTTTGAGCCGATGACGCTGGACGAAATGAAGAAACGCGAGCCTGCCGCATTTTCGCGGGCAGGACTGTAACCGCTGGCTGGGCCAGCACACATACGCACGGGGTGCAAAATGTCGTTGAAATATGAAGTTGATTCCGTTGAAGGCATGGATCAGTCCATTGCTGGTCTGTACGAAAAGAGCGACTCCGGCAAGTTCCGGCTGAAGGTCGAAGGCATTGAAGATACGGCGGGCCTGAAAAAGCAGCGCGATGAACTGCTGACTGAAAAGAAGGCTGCCGCGCAACGGGCGAAGGATGCCGAAGAGGCCGCCCGTCTTGCCGCCGAAGAAGCCGCCCGCAAGTCGGGTGACGTGGATGCGCTGGACAAGTCGTGGCAGAAGAAACACGCCGAGGCGATTGCCGCCAAAGAAGCCGAGGCCGGGAACCTGCGCGGCACGCTGAATCGTCTGCTTGTCGATAACGTCGCCGTGCAGTTGGCAAACGAACTGGCCGTGCAGGGCAGCGCCGCGCTGCTTATGCCCATCATCAAAGGCCGGCTGGAAGTTGATCTGTCCAGCGGCGAACCGAAAACTATCGTGGTCGGCACTGACGGCAAACGCTCGGCGCTGACCATTGAAGATCTGAAAAACGAGATCGCGGCAAATCCTGCCTATGCGCCGGTTATTGCTGGATCGAAGGCAACCGGGGGCGGAGCGTCCGGGGGCAATGGCGGCGGGGCCGCAAAAACCGTAACGCGCCAACAGTTCGACGCTATGAGCAGTGCCCAAAAGATGGAGCACATCAAAGGCGGCGGGCTGGTCAAATAAACCACCCTCAGAGGTAACACGCAATGACCACCAACACCCTGACCAACCTCATCCCGGCGCTGTATGCGTCTCTCGATGTGGTATCCCGTGAACTTGTCGGTCTGATCCCGGCTGTAACGCTGGACGCCCGCGCGTCTTCTGCCGCCGTCAACCAGTCTGTTTATGTGCCTATCGCGCCGGACTCCAATTCGCTGATCGACAACACCCCGGCGATGACGATTCCCAGCGAAGCCGATCAGACCATCGGCGGCACCGCCATCACCATCACCAAGAGCAAAGCCGTTCCGTTTTCGTGGTCCGGCGAGGAAGAGCGCGGCCTTGACTCCGGCGCAGGTTCTGCCTACATCCAGGACAACCAGATTACGCAGGCCATGCGCACGTTGGTCAACTCGGTTGAGGCTGATCTGGCCGCCCTGCAATCCACGTTCAGCCGCGCCGCTGGCACTGCCGCCACCACCCCGTTTGCGACCAACACGGCCGGCTTGACGGCTGCCCGGAAAATCCTGGTGGATAACGGCGCACCACTGAATGATGCCTCGCTGGTGCTGGACTCGACTGCCGGTGCGAACCTGCGCACGCTGCTGAACGTCAACAGCACTCGCGTGTCGGATGCTGCCGTCGGCGAGCAGGGTATCATCCAAAACATCAGCAACCTCAACATCCGCGAATCTGCTCAGGTTGTCACCAGCACTGCCGGTGCGATGGCCAGTGCCACCACCAGTAGTGCCGCGCTGACTGTCGGCCAGACCGTCCTGCCGCTGGCTACCGCTGGCACTGGCGTGGTTGCCGCTGGCGACATCATCACGCTGGCCAACGACACCAACCAGTATGTCGTCACGTCGGTATCATTCGCTGGCGCAAACCCGGCATCCGGCGACAGCATCACCATCGCCGCGCCCGGCATCCGCAAGGCGCAGAGTGCCGCCACTCGCGCAATTACCGTTGTCGCCGCTGCCGCCCGCAACATGGCGTTTGCCCGCTCGGCAATCGTGCTAGCCTCCCGCCTGCCGACCCGCCCGAAGCAGGGCGATCTGGCGATCGACGTGATGACCATCACTGATCCGCGCTCCAGACTGTCGTTCGAGGTCTCGGTGTACGCCGGTTTCCGCAAAGTGGTCTACCACATCGCGCTGGCATGGGGCGTGAAGAACATCAAGCCGGAACACACCGCTCTGCTGCTCGGCTGATGACAACGGGCATGGACGCCCATCACTGAGGCGCTGACATGACAATCACCGTAGAAACAGGATCAGGCAGCAATAGCGCGGCGAACAGCTACGCCAGTGTTGCCACATTGCAGGCATACGCGACCGCGCGCGGATTCACGCTGCCCGGCACCGATGTGGCCTGTGAAATCCTGCTCATCAAGGCGATGGATTACATTGAGGCGCTGCGTGACCGCTTTCAGGGGTACAAATCCAGACAATCCCAGCCGCTGCAATGGCCGCGCGCATTTGTCTGGGTTGATGGATACCCCATCGCAACAACCGATATTCCGGCGCAGTTGGTGCATGCTCAGTGCGAGCTGGCCATCATCGCCTATACCACCGACCTGATGCCCACCATCAGCCCGACCGATGTTGGTCCAGCCAAGCGCAAACGGGTTGAGGGCGCGGTGGACGTTGAGTATTTCGAGGCTCCCGGCAAACGCACGCAGCCGCTGTTCGTGCGGGCCGAGGCGCTGATTAACGCCATTTGCCGTCCTGTCGCATCCAGGCTGATTCGCGCATGACTTTCTACGCCGAAATGGCCGCCGCTGTCGTTGAACTGCTGGAAGAGTTCGGCGGTGACATTGAAATCGTCCGTAATGGCGCGGTTTTCAACGATGTCACGAACACTGTTACCAGCGGCGGCAATGTGTCGCACACCACCACCGGAGTCGTCCTGCATATCGGTGCAGCCGTGGTTAATGGGACGCGCATCCAGTCCGGCGAGCGTGCCGTGATTCTGGCACCGACATTCGCGCCAATCATGGGCGACAAAATGATGTTGACGGCAACATCACCGACCACCACCGGCGCGGCTCCCGGCTCCGTCCTGTCTCTGGGCCTGCCCGGCGCATGGACCATCTCGGACATAGAGACAATCAAACCTGCCGGAACCGTACTGGCTTACCGCGTAAGGTGCTCGCGATGACCGACCGTTTCGCGGCTGACCTGGCTGCGTTTGCGCGCAATGCCCGCATGTCGCTGGACAGGGCGGCGCGAGGGATCACGATCAAATGGTTTTCATCCACCATTGCCGGTACGCCGGTTGATACCGGCCGCCTGCGCGGCAACTGGCAATGCACGTTGAGCAGCCCGGCAACTGGCGAACTTCCGCGCCTTGACCTGACAGGCGCTGCCGCCATTGGCGATGTCACGCGAATTGTTGGCGGGGCCGGATCACTGAATTACCTGACCAACAACATGCAGTACGCCCGCAAAATCGAGTACGGCGGATCGCGCCAGGCTCCGCAGGGCATGGTCAGAATCAACTTCCTGCGCATCAAGTCCATTGTCGAGGAAGTCGCACGCGAGGTGCGCACATGAGTTACGCCAACATTCAGGCAGCGCTTTTCCAGCACTGGAACACGCTGGATTTCGGCCTGCCCACATTTTACCCGGATCGCAACGAAAACCCGGTCGGCAAACACATCCGCCTGTCACTCGGTATCGCGCCGACAGAGATTGCCACGCTCGGCAGCAACGGCGACAACCGGGAGCAGGGTTTTTTGCAGGCGGATGTCTGCTATGAAACCGGGTTCGGCAACGGGGCTATTCTCGGGAAAATGGAAGAAATCAGGGCGGAGTTTCCAACCGGCCTGCGCATTTCGTACTCCGGCCAAGAAGTCATCATCTGGACAGCATCCATGACGCCGCCACGCAGCGAGGATGGATGGCTGCGCGGCATCATCACAATCAATTTCACGGCATACGTCAGGAGATAACATGACGACCATCGCAATAGGCTCACGCGCTCGGCTGGCGTACATTGCCGAAGCCACATACGGCACCACCCCGGCAACCCCGGCTTTCAAGATCCTGAATCCCACCAAGCACAACATCGGCCTGGAAAAGGAAAGTTTCCAGTCCGCCACGATCCGTTCTGACCGGCAGATTGTTGACGCGCAGCACGGCGTTCGCAATGTGACCGGCGACATCGGTTTCGAGTTCCGCCACACCTCGCTGGATGACATGCTTGAAGCGGTAATGATGGGCGCCTGGGCGTCTGACGTGCTGAAGGCTGGCACGACGCGCCGGTCGTTCACCATCGAGCGCTATTTCGCTGACATTGGCCGTTACCGTCGCGCCACCGGCTGCGAGGTCAATACTCTCAAGCTGGATTGCCCGGCGTCCGGTATCGCCACCGGCAGTTTCGGCATTGTCGGCAGCAATGACGTCGGCGCTGCGTCGGCTATCGCCAGTTCGACGTATGCGGATGATCCGAATGAAGTGGTGATGGATACCATCACTGGCGCAATCACCGTCAACGGTGCCGCCGTGGCCACTCTGACGCAGATTTCGCTGTCGCTGGAAAACGGCATCGAAAACAAGCCGGTCATCGGCACCGACATTCGCATCCGCGGCGCTGCCGGCCGGTCGAACTGCTCCGGCGAGCTGACGGCCTACTATGACGCCGATACCCTGCTCGATCTGTTCGAGAATGAAACCGAGTTCGCGATCCATCTGGTCCTGAACCACGGCACCAAGTCGTACACATTCGACTTGCCGCGCTGCAAGTTCACCGGCGGTAAGCCGGATGTCGGCGGCGAAAAGGAAATCAGCATCACGCTGCCTTTCCAGGCGCTCTACAGCGACAGCGACGCCACCCAACTGAAAATCACGCGTGACCTGACCTGATGAAAATCACCGACCTGTACACCCGCGAGGCGGCCAACACCGGCCGCCGTGTTGCTGTTCCCGGCCGCAACGGCATGGATTCCGGCGAATGGATGCACATCCACCACATCGACGCCGACGCATTCCGCCAGCGCCGAGCCGCCGTGTTGTCGCGTCATGCCATGTTGAGCGATGCCGAGCGCAACGAAAAACGCGTGCAGCACACCAATGAACTGCTGGCGGCGTTGGTGTCCGGCTGGTCGCTGGAGGACGAGTGTACGCCGGACAATGTGCAGGAGCTGCTGAACAACGCGCCCTACATTGCTGACTGGCTCGACCGCATCAGCTCTGATGCCTCTGTTTTTTTCGGGGCCGTCTCGATCAGTTAATCGCGCACTGCGAGGCTGAATCGAGACTGGAAAAGCCGCCCAAGGGCGGAACGGGCCGACTTCGCGACCACCTGACGAGCGTCTGGCGACAAACCGGGCGCAAGCCGAAGGCGCTAAACACGCCAGCCTGTCCTGACGAACTGTCCTACCTCTGGTCACACTACTGCAGCGCCAAGAAAGGCCAGCCGCTGAGTTGGTCGGAACTGCGCGCATGGTCTGACCTGTGCGGCATTCCGCTGCAGGGCTGGGAGGCCGAGACCATCATGCGGATTGAATCTACTGTTACCCGAGCGATGAGCCATGACGACAATTGCTGAACTGATCCTGCGTTCGGATCACCGCCAGATTGACGATTCAACCGGTGCACTCGACCGCATGACGCACGCTGGCGGCCGGGCATCGTCGATGCTGCTGGAAATGGCAGGGGCTGTTGGCATCGCGTTCGGCGTCAAGGAGATTTTCGACGCTGCCGAGGCATACACGAAAATTGCTAACCGCCTGGCGCTGGTCACAAACTCCAGCGAGCAACTGGCGGCAGCACAGCAGCAACTGTTCGACATCGCACAAAAGACCCGCGCACCTGTCGAAGCGACGGCCGAAGTCTATCAGCGCCTCGCCACCAATGCGGGCGCACTCGGTCTGACGCTAAACGAGGTTGGCCGCACCACCGAAACCATCAACAAACTGATGGCCATTTCCGGCACGTCGGCGCAATCGGCTGATGCGGCTCTCGTCCAGCTTGGTCAGGCTTTCGCGTCCGGCACACTGCGCGGCGAGGAATTGAACAGCGTCCTTGAGCAGGCCCCAGCGCTGGCAGGAGCTATCGCAGCGGGCATGGGCGTCACGGTTGGCGAACTGCGCAAGCTCGGCGAACAAGGCAAGCTGACATCGGCCGCTGTCGTCGATGCCCTGAACAAGCAGGCCGATGCGGTCGATGCATCGTTTGCAAAGATGGCACCGACCATCAGCCAGGGCGCGACGCTGATGAAAAACAGCTTCACGCAAATGATTGGCCAGATGGACAAGGTGTCTGGCGCATCATCAATGCTGGGTCAGGCAATGGCTGGCATGTCGAAAATGATGGATTCTGGCGCTGCTGTTGAAACGATGGCGCGCCTGTTTGGCACATGGGGCGCTGTCATCAATGATGTGTATCAGGGCTTAGGCAGCGTACACGGCAGCATGTCGGTGTTGAGCAATGACGCGGCGACACTGGGCGGAGACATCGTGTCGGCCTTCATTGAGATGCCAGCCAACGTCAAGGCCATGCTATCCGTTGTTGGATCAGACATCGGCTACTTCATCGAAAGCACCGACAACCGCTTTAAGCGCGCCAAGGATCGCTGGCACGCCATCTGGAATGATGACAGCACGATTGCTGGCGCAAACAAAGCCTATGAGCAGCGCCAGAAGATCCTTGACGATACCCACACCGATCACATGCAGGCAATCCTGGATGAACGGGATGCCGAGATCAAGGCTGGTCGTGATCGCGCCAAGGCGGCGAAAGATGCCCGCAAAACAAATGGATCTCTTCTCGACGCTGGCGGCGGTCCTGCCAAAGCGTCAACCGCCATCGACGAAAAGGCCGTCAAGGAGCGCCAGAAACGCCTTGATGATGACCGCAAACTTTTTGACGACGCCGAGAAGCAGGAAAATGACAGCTATCAGCGTCGCCTGAAGGAGCTGGACTGGTTTGCCGAGCAGTCGAAGATGAGCGCAGAAAATCGCGCCGCCACAGAGTTGCGCATCCGCACTGAGCATGAAAACGCCATCCAGAAGATCAGGATTGATCCTCGTCTGCAGTACGAACAACAGATTGCCGACCAGATGGATTTTCTTGGCCGTCAGGGCGAGGCAGAACAGCAAAACTATCTGCAACGCAAAGCCAAAACGGAGGAAATGTTCGGCACCGCGGTTGAGGTCGAGAACCTGAACTATCAGCAGCGTTTGCTCGACCTGCAGTCGTTTTTCGATGAGTACAACACCAGCGAAGACCAGCAGCGCCTGTACCGAGAAAAGGCCGAGCAGGATCACATGCAGCGCATGAATGCGGCCCGTCTGGCGGACGAGAGCAACAACAAGCGGTCGCTCACCAGCAAACTCGGCACGACGCAATCCATTATGAATAGCCTGTACACCATCACCGGCAGTCACAATCAGCGCATGCTGAAAGCAGCGCAGATTGCCGGGGCAGCGCAGGCCACCATCAACGCCTATACAGCCGCATCGCAGGCGCTGAGTGATCCGACGCTGCCCTGGTACGCCAAAGTTGCTGCCGCTCTCAGCGTGTTATCTACCGGCATCGGGTTTGCCAATGCCATCCAGGGGGGCGGCTCTGCTGCAGGTGGTGGTGGCGCTGCCAGCGCATCAACACCTGACACGTCAGGCATCACACCGGCACAGCAGCCCGTCAGGCCGCAAACTGTGGATTTCCGCATTGAGTCGCGCGGTCGTCGCGGGTGGGATGATGCCGAAGTTGCCGACCTGATGCAGGTCATTGGCTCCCGCGTGGCTGACGGGGCAAAGTTCGGGCGCGTGGAGTTTGTCACAGCATGAGCAATGTAATTCGGCTGGAGAGAAAGGAGCCAACAATCTCTGGTGACGCGCACTGTATGTGCTGCGGGCATGGCTGGATTGCATGTGCCAGGGTTGGATGCTTTCAGCTTGAGTGTCCATTATGCAAAACGATGAAAGGCGTTTTTGTGCATCCAGTGCAGCGCAATGACGATGAGTGGGACTGTGGGTGTGGAAATGGTCTTTTTCGCGTGAGTCGGAAGGGGATTTATTGCCCTAACTGTGGAAATTGGCAGGAGCTAGGGGCATGAGCAGTACACACATCGCAACCGCCATCACCAGCGCCGCCCGTTTCCTGCCGCGTCTGTTCATCGACGACCAGGTGCGCTCGGCAACCATGGCCGCCAGCTCGGGCACACCGCAGGCCGTGCAGAACCTGACGACCTACAGCCGGTGGACGGCAAGCGCTTCCCCGGCCACGATCACGGCGGATTTCGGCAGCGCCAAGAGCATCGACTATGTGGCCGCCTACGTCACCGACCCGGACGCCTCGGATTTCGATCTGGAATACTGGACCGGGGCTGCGTGGGTAGCGCTGGGCGATACGCTGACGCGCACCGGCGCCGGCTGCCTGCTGTGGCTGTTTGAAACGGTCAGCACCGCCAAGATTCGCATTACCACCAGCGCCACGCCAGCCGTGGCCGTGCTAAAGGCCGGGGCATCGACGCTGATCCCGGTGGGCATTCCGGTAGGCTATGAGCCGGCGCTGTTCAACCCGAATGAAAAGCTGTCCAGCACAGCCAGCGTGACCGGCCAGATTCTCGGCACGCAGGTCGAGAGCCAGCGCATCGATGAAAGCCTGTCCTTCGACATGCTGGAACCATCCTGGGTTGAATCCACCTGGATGCCGTTGCGGGCGCTGGTGCGGTCGGTCGGCGTGTTTCTGGCGTGGAACCTGAGGGATCATGCCTCGCACGTGGTGTACGGCGCGGTCATAGGCGACCCGGCGGCGAAGTATTCGCAGGCATCATCCATGCACGTGACGCTGAAGCTGGAAGGGCCGAAGCATGTCCTATGACACGCTGAAGGCGGCGCCTGGCCGCGAGCGCATCGATGTCATCCAGATCACGCTGGAGCGCTGCACGCTGACCAACGGGACCGCTCCATGCACAGCCACCAGCCCCTGCGTTAACGCCTGGGCTACCTGCAAGAGTAAGGCAAATTATGTCCCGGAAGATTTTGACATCCGGTTCTGCACCACGGCCAGCATTTGCCCGGACGGCATGATTCCGTTCCTGCAATCCGTGCGCTCCGATGCCGGGGAGCCTGACCCGGAAAACGGGCTGGGCAAGCGCACCAGCATTACCGCCACATTTCGCGATGCTCCGCATGACGATATTGGTATTGACCCCTATGTGGCGTCGCGCAGCTATAACGCCATGGAGCGCGGTACGTTCTGGCCGCGCTTCCGGGCGCGCTGGCCGTACTACAACGGGCGGCGGGTAGTGTGGTATCGGGGCTATGTGCATGAGCCGTTCAGCCTCGCCAATTGCCGCGCCATGGCGTACATCGCGCAGGATATGAAGGGCTGGGGAGGAACGGTCACGCTGACCGCCAAGGACCCGCTGAAGCTGGCTGACAACGACAGCGCCGAGTATCCACCAAAATCCACCGGGGTACTGTCAGCCAGCCTGTCAGCCGGATCGACGCCAACGCAAATCGACATTGTCACCGACCGGGCTACCGAATACGACATCCAGTCGTGGGAGCCGTCGTTTTCCGCCGTGCGCATTGGTGATGAGGTCATCAAGTACACGACGGTTGCCACGATTGCCGGCGGCGTCCGCCTGTCGGGCCTGACCTATGGCGGCTTTGACCAGTACAGCACGACCCGCGCCGATCATGCAGCAGCAGATTCTGTGCAGAAGTGCGCCTACTTCAAAAACCTGCGCCCGATCGATGTGTTCCAGGTGCTGTTGGAGGACGGGGCAGGTATCCCGACAGCGTATATCCCCTATGCAGACTGGCTGGAAGAGGCGACGACATGGATTTCCAGCTATCGCCTGACGCGCCTTGTCTGTGAAGCGGAGGGCGTCAAGGATCACCTCGACGAACTCATTCCGCAAACCGCGACCTGGGCGCTGTGGTGGGATGAGCAGGCTTCAGAGATCAAGTATCGGGTGGTTCGCCCACCAGACATCTCCGAAGTGGTTGGGACGATTACGGATGACGCCAACATCATCAGCGGGTCGGTCAAATGCGTGGATGATACTGATCGCCTGTTGAATGAGGTCTACATCACCCTGGGACAGCGCGATCCGGTGAAGAAGATTGATGACGTGGGCAATTACCGGTCCGGGTTCATCACCATTGATGCCGACAGCCAGTCAGTGCGGCAGGCCGGAATCCGCAAGACAAAAACTATCTGGGGGCGCTGGCAGCCTACCGGCAACCGGGTGGAGATGCAGGCTGTGGCAGACAGGATGCTGCTGAACCGGTCCACCGTGCCGCTGCGCGTGGAGCTGGAAGTTGATCGCAAGGACGACTCCATCAGCACCGGCGATTTTATCGACCTGAGCACGTTCGCCATCCCTGATCAGTTTGGCGACACGCGCACCATGCGGTCGCGTGTACTGACGTCACGATCTGGGGATAACACACTGCGCGTGCTGGTGCGCGAGGAGATATTCGCTGGCGGTCGCGTCGGTGCATTTGGCCGGATAGCCCCGGACACATTCGCGGCCGGAACCGAATACGCGGACTGC